TACTAAAATAACTTAAATGTTTAAGCCTCCCGAGCAAGAAAAAAGTTATTCTTATCGAGAAGAGGGGCTTAATCCTTTCTTTGATAGTCAAGGTAATGTTGTAAATAAATCCAGTAGGAGTAAAGCACTTGCTACTCCTACGTTTTTTACTGCTACTAGTTATCAACAAGATACTCCACCTTCTTCAACATCTTCTAATCAAGCTTTTTCTTTTTTAAGTAATAATCCTGTAGAAACAGGTGTTGATTTAAATCCAGAGCCTGGTGAAGAAACCGTAAATGTTCAAGGATCTACAGGAGAAGCCACGGTACCTCTTGAGGATTTTGAGCAACTTTTAAGTAAATTAGAAGGCTCTAAAATGCGTCAACAAAGGCAAAAATCTGTTGAAGGCAGAAGAGATATCTACGCTGAGGGACTAGCTTCTATGATGGGTAATTTTTAATCCCTTTGACGCCAATCGTCAGTTTTTTCTTGGCTAAACCACTGGGCCATATCTTCAACACTTTTAAATTCTGTGCGATGGTTGCTTGGGTCTGGATCTCCCAAGTCCATTGCATTCATGAAACTGTCTAAGCCTTCAGCAGGCATGTCTGGATTAGCTGCAAAACGACGTGCTTTTCGCATCATTTCCCCTGCTGTTCGATTTGCTTTTGCTAATTTCTCAGCCCAT